TTATAACGTCACTCCGCCTTTTAGTGGATTCAGAGCGACGGCATTTTGCAGATAGTCAGGCGCAAGGTGCGCATAGGCCATCGTCTGCTGAATGCTCGCATGTCCCAGAATCTGTTGCAGTGCGATTATATTGCCCCCATTCATCATGAAATGGCTTGCGAATGTATGCCGCAGGATGTGGGTTGCCTGATTGGGTGGTATATCAGGTTTCACTCTGCGTAAAATCCCGCAAAATTTCTCATAATCAACTTTGAATAATTTGGCGCTGGCCTCCTCTTTAACTTTTTTCTCCAGTTCCTCAGAAATCGGCACGGTTCGCTTTTTACCGTTTTTGGTTTTCAGGAAGGTAACCCTGCAATTTGTAATCTGTGCTGGTTTTAGCGTGGCAACTTCCGTCCATCTTCCTCCGGTGCTCAGACATAAAAGCGCGACAAGTAAGTCATCACCAGCCAAAACATTTAACAGTTTTTCGATTTCTGCTTTTTCCAGGAACGTCATTTCAGGGTTGGCCTCCGCCAGTGGCGGCAGTCCGTGAATTGGGTGTTGCCCGGAAAATTCATCCAATTGAATTAATTTTGTGAACATGCCGGATAATCGGTACATGTCACGGTTTATCGTTGCGGCACTGATACCATCACGTAGTCGCATGGAACGATAATCCATCAAAGCCCTTTTGCTCATCCTGCTCACTGGTATATCACCTATGCCGCTGATGGTTTTGAGTAGATGATTAAACTCTTTTGTTCCATGCTCGTGGTTTTGCCCGTGATATTTCCACCAGATGTCCAGCAACTCACTCAAAGTCCGGCGGTCTGCTCGCTGGCCTCCCCATTCTTTCTGACTGGCATTGGCGATTGTGTATCGCTCAAATGCTAGTGCTTCAGCTTTTCTTTCGAATTTCCTGCGGATGCGTTTTCCGTCGCGACCGCGAGGTCTAATGTCCACTTCATAGCGACCATCATCGAGCTTCTTAATTGCCATAAGAAAGCCCTCCGGCGCTGTATTCACCATCTTGGTAGCAAATGGTGAAAATGTAATCTTTATATAGAGTTAGCCAATCCTTTTCGCGGAGTGGTTGGACTCTGTTGACTCTGGCCCAATGTGCGCGAGAGCCGGTGCGATTTGTCCTGCGTCCGGCGCGGTTTTATCTGTCATAAGCCATAGAGCATATTTTTGGAATGTGGGATGCATAGTGATTTTTAGCAAAGCTGTGCCACCGGGTTCAAAGTTTCCTCCTTCATATTTTTTAAGTGTGCTTAGCGGTAACTCTATGATTTCACAGAATTTTGATTGGCTTAGCCCTTCAGCCTCACGCAAGGCCTTAATCTTTTCGCTTAATTTCATTTGACATGGTGCCTATATAGGGACTAAATTCCCTCAAAACTGGAACCTATATAGGTTCCATTGATTTGAGAATAAACCAGCATCTAAACGGTTTTGAGTGGTTTAGAAAGGGCTGGATCCTATGAGGGTACCATATATGGACGCTGAAAATTATGTGATTCAGTATCCGCTTGATGCGGTTCATGTGGATAAATTTGCTGATTTATTAGGGAAGCCAAAGACAGCCGTCAGTGAAATGGTGAAGGCAAATAAATTACCAATTATTGAATTGCGTGATCCTTGCAAACCGAAGGCTCGTGCCGGTGAAAAATGGGTTTTCATTCCTGAGTTTAATCGCGCTGTACGTGAGGCGTTTTATAACCGACCGGTTGAACAGCGTGATGCATGGCTTTTGTGGATGGGGTTGTGATTATGAATGAGCCGCGTTGTATTGCTCAGTTATTGCGTAACGAAAGCCCCAGGGCGATTGACTTCACCATCACCCACGGTAAGGGGCGTAAGGGAATCATTATCCGCACCAAAAAACAGAGTCCGTTAAAAAAGGCTCTGACCTTTCTGAAAAGCCGGAGGGTATGGAAATGACAGTGATGACGCTCAATCTCGTTGAAAAACAGCCAGCAGCTATGCGACGGATAATTGGCAAGCATCTTGCCGTCCCTCGCTGGCAGGATACATGTGATTATTATAATCAGATGATGGAGCGCGAACGGCTAACGGTTTGCTTTCATGCACAGTTAAAACAGCGTCACGCAACGATGCGTTTTGAAGAAATGAACGACGTCGAACGTGAACGACTGGTTTGTGCAATTGATGAATTGCGTGGCGCATTCTCAAAACGCCGTCAGGTCGGCGCAAGTGAGTATGCATATATTAGTTTTTTAACAGTCAGTCAGCGTCGTACTTTATTTATGCATGCGGGATTGACAGAAAAAGAATTCAATCAGCCGTACTGGCGAATTAATGAAGAATCATGTTACTGGCGTGATGCTTTATTCCGTGCATTACGTGAATTATTCAGTCTGTTTGAGTATGCACCGACAATTCTGACGTCGGTAAAACCAGAGCAATATCTGCATTAAATAATTAACCAGAGTTTTTAACGCACTTAATCGTGCGGGGCTTCTTTTTGCCTGGAGAAAGTCATGCATACAGTTTCTGAAAATCAGTGCGGTAAATACGCATTACTGCTGCAACAGGCCAGAACCGAAGCACAGGCCGACGCTGCGACGCGCTTTTCTTCTCATCTTGACGCCATGATTCGCCACATCACAAAGGCGGAGTTATCCCGCGTGGAGATAGTTGAGCTGCTCAGTCAGGAGTCGGAAAAATTTCACAATATCGGATTATCTCGCGGGGAGGTGCTTTGATGTCCTGTTCTCATTCAGTTGTATTACTGAATAACGCCTTAAAAGTCGCCGTTATGAAAAATGGCGATTTGTCTCTTATTCAACTTGGTCTTGATAAAGAAAAACGCGAAATAACTGAATCTGTTATCGCGATTTATCAGAACGAATTAAACCTCCTGTCTGATGTGGTCAATTTACTTGTGAAACGCGCTGTATTTAACAAGCAAATCTCCTCCGTGGATGAACTGACGAAATTAACGACAGAAATCGCCAGCTATTGCGCTGATGAATTTAAGAAGCTGAACGACAAAAGGAGCTGGTAATGCCGGACAACGTAGATTTTATTCAGGAACAACAGGCTGAATTACTGGAGCGCCAGATTAACGCGGCAAGGGTAAAACATTGCGGTGTTTCTGCGCTGGTTTGCGAAGAGTGTGACGCGCCAATACCTGCAGCCCGTCGTGCGGCTTATCCGTCAGCCACGCGTTGTGTTTCCTGCCAGTCAGTCTTTGAAGCAAAAAACAAACATTACCGGAGAACGGCATGAGTATTCGTATTGAAATTGGCGAACGTTATGTCGTTACCAGTGACAGCTTTCAGTTTATTCTCCACGAGAAAAAGAGAGCGGAAAGCGGTAAAAACGCCGGTCAGGAATGGCTGGCGGTGGTTGGTTATTATCCGAAATTAAGCCAGCTCGTTTCCGGCCTGATGCATCACGATATTCTGACCGGAAGCGCAAAGTCTTTTGCTGATTTAAACGCGCAGGTTGAGCAACTCAGCAGGCGTTGTTCAGAGGCTTTTGGCTCATATGGCCGTTAAAGCCTCCGGGCGTTTTGTCCCTCCTTCAGCATTTGCTGCAGGCACCGGTAAGGCGTTTACCGGTGCTTATGCATGGAACGCGCCACGCGAGGCCGTCGGGCGCGAAAGACCCCTTACACGTGACGAGATGCGTCAGGTGCAAGGTGTTTTATCCACGATTAACCGCCTGCCTTACTTTTTGCGTTCGCTGTTTACTTCACGCTATGACTACATCCGGCGCAATAAAAGCCCGGTGCACGGGTTTTATTTCCTCACATCCACTTTTCAGCGTCGTTTATGGCCGCGCATTGAGCGTGTGAATCAGCGCCATGAAATGAACACCGACGCGTCGTTACTGTTTCTGGCAGAGCGTGACCACTATGCGCGCCTGCCGGGAATGAATGACAAGGAGCTGAAAAAGTTTGCTGCCCGTATCTCATCGCAGCTTTTCATGATGTATGAGGAACTCAGCGATGCCTGGGTGGATGCGCATGGCGAAAAAGAATCGCTGTTTACGGATGAGGCGCAGGCTCACCTCTATGGTCATGTTGCTGGCGCTGCACGTGCTTTCAATATTTCCCCTCTCTACTGGAAAAAATACCGTAAAGGGCAGATGACCACGAGGCAGGCATATTCTGCCATTGCCCGTCTGTTTAACGATGAGTGGTGGACTCATCAGCTTAAAGGCCAGCGTATGCGCTGGCATGAAGCGTTACTGATAGCTGTCGGGGAGGTCAATAAAGACCGTTCTCCTTATGCCAGTAAACACGCCATTCGTGATGTGCGTGCGCGCCGCCAGGCAAATCTGGAATTTCTTAAATCGTGTGACCTTGAAAACAGGGAAACCGGCGAGCGCATCGACCTTATCAGTAAGGTGATGGGCAGTATTTCTAATCCTGAAATTCGCCGGATGGAGCTGATGAACACCATCGCTGGAATTGAGCGTTACGCCGCCGCAGAGGGTGATGTGGGGATGTTTATCACGCTGACCGCGCCGTCAAAGTATCACCCGACTCGTCAGGTCAGAAAAGGCGAAAGTAAAACCGTTCAGCTTAATCACGGCTGGAATGATGAGGCATTTAATCCAAAGGATGCGCAGCGTTATCTCTGCCGCATCTGGAGCCTGATGCGCACGGCATTCAAGGATAATGATTTACAGGTCTACGGTTTGCGTGTCGTCGAGCCACACCACGACGGAACGCCGCACTGGCATATGATGCTTTTTTGTAATCCACGCCAGCGTAACCAGATTATCGAAATCATGCGTCGCTATGCGCTCAAAGAGGATGGTGACGAAAGAGGAGCCGCGCGAAACCGTTTTCAGGCAAAGCACCTTAACCGGGGCGGTGCTGCGGGATATATCGCGAAATACATTTCAAAAAATATCGACGGCTATGCACTGGATGGTCAGCTCGATAACGATACCGGTAAGCCGCTTAAAGATACTGCCGCGGCTGTTACCGCATGGGCGTCAACGTGGCGCATCCCGCAATTTAAAACGGTTGGACTGCCGACAATGGGGGCTTACCGTGAACTACGCAAATTGCCTCGCGGCGTCAGTATTGCTGATGAGTTTGACGAACGCGTCGAGGCTGCTCGCGCTGCCGCAGACAGTGGTGATTTTGCGTTGTATATCAGCGCGCAGGGTGGGGCAAATGTCCCACGCGATTGTCAGACTGTCAGGGTTGCCCGTAGCCCGTCGGATGACGTTAACGAGTACGAGGAAGAAGTCGAGAGAGTGGTCGGCATTTACGCGCCGCATCTCGGCGCGCGTCATATTCATATCACCAGAACGACGGACTGGCGCATTGTGCCGAAAGTTCCGGTCGTTGAGCCTTTGACTTTAAAAAGCGGCATCGCCGCGCCTCGGAGTCCTGTCAATAACTGTGGAAAGCTCACTGGTGGTGATACTTCGTTACCGGCTCCCACACCTTCTGAGCACGCCGCAGCAGTGCTTAATCTGGTTGATGACGGTGTTATTGAATGGAATGAACCGGAGGTCGTGAGGGCGCTCAGGGGCGCATTAAAACACGACCTGCGAACGCCAAACCGTCAGCAAAGAAACGGAAGCCCGTTAAAACCACATGAAATTGCACCATCGGCCAGACTGACCCGGTCGGAAAGAATGCAAATCACCCGTATCCGCGTTGACCTTGCTCAGAACGGTATCAGGCCGCAGCGATGGGAGCTTGAGGCGCTGGCGCGTGGCGCGCCCGTAAATTATGACGGGAAAAAATTCACGTATCCGGTCGCTGATGAGTGGCCGGGATTCTCAACAGTAATGGAGTGGAAATGATGGCAAAAATTCACGAGGTAAAGCTGCACGCCAAATATTTTGACCTTGTGCTGGAAGGAAAGAAACGCGCAGAGTTTCGGAAAAATGACCGTAATTATGAGCGCGGGGACACGTTGATTTTGCATGAATGGGTACAGGGTGTGTATACGGGGCGAAAGGTTGAAGCCCGGATAACAGATGTTACTGACCTGTCAGACTGGCTGGAAGATTATGTCTTGCTAAGTATTGAGCTGCTTAATACAGGCGCATATGAGATTGTGAACTGGAAAGAACTTAGTGAGCGTGGTCTGGTATTCAGAATTAATCATGAAATTATGCATCAGCTCGGCCTTGCTGTTATGTATGAACCAGAGACGGGGATGTCTGGCGGGGCAATGGTTGCCACGGATGGAGCATGGAACTATTCAGATGAACAGATGGAGCGTGCACAGCAAAACGGGTGGCTTGGATAATGCACAGAATACCAGGCGAGATACCGCACCATAAAACTAAAAATATCAAGCTGATGGCTATTGTTCACCGTCTACAGCAGATTATGGTCAACGAAAATCTGACGCCCGATGAGCTAGTCGGGTGTGCCGAAATAGTCCGGGATAATTACGGGCGACTTAACTATATCGGTATCGGTCAGTCCAGAGTTGCGCCACCACCACGTAGACGATAGAGAACGCCGCCAGTCGTGAAACTTGTTTTCAGGGCTGGCGGGGTTGAACAACGAGCGAAGCGAGGCGTTAGTTCAATCGATGATCATAAGCTTATGAGTTAAGCCTCGAGATTTTGTAGAAAGGGTTGTATACTGGACATCGTATGGATCTGGAGTGAATGATGATTGTAAAGGTGATAGACCTTTTTTGTGGTGCTGGCGGATTAACTCATGGTTTGCAACTCGCAGGTCTTGATGTCGTTGCTGGTATTGACCTTGAGGGGGAATGTCGATTTCCCTATGAAAAAAACAATAAATCAAAGTTTATTGAGAAAGATATCGCTAAAGTAACCAAAGAGGAATTACTGAAGCTATATGGTGATGCGTCTATAAAAGTATTGGCTGGATGTGCACCTTGCCAACCTTTTTCAAAATATACTCAAGGAAAAGATAAAGCGGAAGATAAAAAATGGCCTCTTCTTTATGAGTTCGAGCGTTTAATTCGCGAGGTATCTCCAGAAATTGTAACAATGGAGAACGTGCCTGATGTAACTAAACATAAAGTTTATAATGACTTTTATTATTCGTTGTTAGAACTGGGATATTATGTTTGGGCATCAAAGGTTGATTGTGTCGAATATGGAATTCCACAGAACCGTTCTCGTCATGTATTGTTAGCCTCAAAGTTGGGGGAGATTGAGTTAGTAAAACGTAATGATGTTATTTTGAAAACTGTTAGGGATGCAATAGGTGGTCTTCCACCATTAGAAGATGGTCAAACAGATCCAAATGATATATTGCATAGAGCCAGTAAATTAAACTCGATTAATAAAAAAAGAATTATACACTCTATTCCAGGTGGTACATGGAAGGACTGGCCGGAAGAACTTATTGCTGCTTGTCATATGAAGTCTAGCGGTAAAGGGTATGCTAGCGTATATGGGAGGATGTCTTGGGATAAGCCAAGCCCGACAATTACAACTCTTTGTTATGGTTTTGGGAATGGTCGTTTTGGCCACCCAGAACAGAACAGAGCTATTTCTCTTAGAGAAGCGGCTTTGTTGCAAACATTTCCTATGGATTATGTTTTTGTTGAAGAACAGGAAAAGTTTGTTATAAGAAGTATTGGAAAAATGATAGGTAATGCTGTACCAGTTGAGTTAGGAAAAGTCATTGGGCAATCAATAAAAAATCATTTGAAATAATAAAATGGCCTGCTTTGCAGGCCTTGTGATTATTTCTCTAAGTATTCATTATTATTTATATAATGTTCTATATTATTCGCGATTGCATCAAGATAGGCTATTACTTCTAATGAAATATTCTCTAAATCCTGATATGAAACATTTTTCCCAATCTCAGCAAATGATACATTTCCATGAGATAAATCATTGCGATGCTGTTTAACGGTGGCTAATTTTTCACCATGTTTAGTGTGAGTGTAATCAGAATGGGTTGAAAATCCATATATTTTCGATTTTTCTTTTATTTCCTCTCTATCAATATTGCCTGAAAATATTTTCTTTTTGTTGAATGTACCATAAGAAATACCACAGGATATGCCTTTAGTAAGTCCGCCGATTAAATTATCGATGTTAACAGATTCATTTTTTAATCTTTTTAAAATTTCTGATTTTAGGTTTTTTTTAAGTTTATCAAACTCTATGTTTCTATCATAAATAGTCTCATGTATAAGGCAGATAGCCTCTCTCATTGTTGATTCAATAAGGTTGTATAATAGTATATACACTGCACCCTTTAGAGTTTTTCGTGATTGAGATGTAATGGTGAACTTATGTTCTTTATTATCGGATGATATCAATTCCGCACCAGCATGCTCAATAAATTTTAAAAGATCTAAATAGGCCAAGATTTCTCCTGACCTTTCGTCAAAATCCTCACGAAAACGATCCATGTTAATCCTCTAATAGTTTGTCTCGCACATATTCAATTCGTTCAATTACCTTCACGCGACTATTTGCTCCGTCGGAGGTGGTTAATTGTTTGAATTCTTCTGAGCTTAGCCAATCTAAGTTTTTGGGGACAAGGTTAGGCTCTAGACGTAATGCGAGTGCAGCACCAACAGCGAGAGATTCAAATCTAACTCGAGGTGTGGATTTTGCAGTGATAGTTTTCTTAAAGCCTGCTGGGAAATGGTTTTCAACGAAAGACAGAACATTCGAAAACTCTTCTTTCATTGAGTTTTGTTCAGCTTCATCTATATCACTCTTTTCCTTCATGTAATCATTCAGAAAATCACGCACGGAATGATCAAATTTCTTATATTTATCTAAGTAAGCAAAGAATCTCAATGTAAATTCTAACCGTTCATCTCGTTTTTCTTTAGCCTCAGATAAAGGTGCTAACTCCTTAAATTTAGATATTGTCGAGCATGGCTTAATAACCTGCGTATATAAATTTGTTGAGCCAAGTTCTGAACCTTTACGAACTTCCATATCTTTCAATATGTCACTACCAGAGTTAATTCGCTCAAAAAGATCCCTGCGGGTTTCTTCATTGCATTTAGAACTCAACTCTATAACACGCACAGGAATTCTCATGAAACGGCGTTGGCGTGATAATGGTAAATCTTGGAATCTGAAACCATTAAGAGAACTTAAAGATTTCAGATCTTGTAAAACTAATTCATTGTGGATAAACGCATGTATGGTTCTAACACGCTGTGAGCCATCAACAATTTCAATCCGTCCATCTAAATCGGGATCTTCTGAAAAGACATCAGCTGTAAATATATATGGTATAGGGAAGCCCAAAATTAAAGACTCTATTAATCTTGATTGTCTCTTTTCATTCCAAACAAAGTCCCTTTGATAATCAGGAACAAAGAGTTCGTTGGTATCATCCTCTAACCCGTTATGATATTTATTAACTAATAACTCAACAGTAAATTCTTTGGTCTCAAAGTCAACATCCTTTTGCTCTGCGCGAATTTGCTCTTCAGCCTCTTGTTTTATAACTTCTAGCTGAGCTAGGAGTTCTGCCCTTTTTTTGGCATTATCTTCATGTTCTAGTTGAGATTTTAACCCAATAATATCCATATCCAGATCCCTTAATGATTGTTATAAATGAAAACAGATAGCATACCGCATAGATCAGGAAAAATGCCATCGCATGCATGAATTTGCATGAGAGAAAGATTACCATTTGGGATTAGCTTTGCCAGTGCTGATGGGTTTTGGAATTTAATCATGTACTGCATCAAAACCGCCTCATGAAGCGGGCGGGCGAGGCGGGGAAAGCACTGCGCGCTGGCGGTGGTGCTGATTTTATTTTTTCAGCGTCTCAGCGCGTCGTAATGGCGTTTAGATTGTGCGCCGGGGCGCTGGTGTGTCTGCGGGCTGTTTTGTGCGGTGGTGAGTGTGTGAGGGCGTGATGACGGGGTGTAAAAAAGCCGCCCGCAGGCGGCGATGTTCAGCCGTTGTCTGTGTCCAGTGAGTAGTTTTTAAAGCGGATGACCTCCTGACCGAGCCAGCCGTTTATTTCCCGAATCCTGTCCTGTAACGGGATAAGCTCATTGCGGACAAAGACCTTTGCCACTTTCTCAATATCACCCAGCGACCCGACGTTCTCCGGCTTGCCTCCCATCAACTGAAAGGGGATGCGGTGCGCGTCCAGCAGGTCAGCGGCGCTGGCTTTTTTGATATTAAAAAAATCGTCCTTCGTTGCCACTTCACTGAGCGGGATAATTTTAATGCCGTCGGCTTTCCCCTGTGGGGCATAGAGAAACAGGTTTTTAAAGTTGTTGCGGCCTTTCGACTTAACCATGTTTTCGCGAAGCATTTCGATATCGTTGCGATCCTGCACGGCATCGGTAACGTACATGATGTATCCGGCATGCGCGCCGTTTTCGTAATACTTGCGGCGGAACAGTGTGGCCGACTCATTCAGCCAGGCAGAGTTAAGGGCGCTGAGATATTCCGGCAGGCCGTACAGCTCCTGATTAATATCCGGCTCCAGCAGGTGAAACACGGAGCCGGGCGTGAAGGCTGTCGGTTCGTTGAAGGACGGCACCCACCAGTAAACATCCTCCTCCACGCCACGGCGGGTATATTTTGCCGGTGAGGTTTCCAGTCTGATGACCTTACCGGTGGTGCTGTAACGCTTTTCCAGAAACGCATTACCGAACACCAGAAAATCCAGCACAAAGCGGCTGAAATCCTGTTGCGAAAGCCACGGGTGCGGAATAAACGTTGAAGCCAGAATATTACGTTTGACGTAAATCGGTGAACTGTGATGCACGGCAGCACGCAGGCTTTTTGCCAGACCGGTAAAGCTGACCGGTGGCTCATACCATCTGCCGTTACTGATGCACTCGACGTAATCCAGAATGTCACGGCGGTCGAGTACCGGCACCGGTTCACCAAAGGTGAATGCCTCCATTTTCGGGGCGCTGGCGGTCATTTTTTTTGCCGCTGGTCGCGGTGTTTTCCCTTTTTTCTTGCTCATCAGTAAAACTCCAGAATGGTGGATGTCAGCGGAGTGCTGATACCCGCGGTGAGTGGCTCATTTAACAGGGCGTGCATGGTCGCCCAGGCGAGGTCGGCGTGGCTGGCTTCCTCGCTGCGGCTGGCCTCATAGGTGGCGCTGCGTCCGCTGCTGGTCATGGTCTTGCGGATAGCCATAAACGAGCTGGTGATGTCGGTGGCGCTGACGTCATATTCCAGACAGCCACGGCGGATGACGTCTTTTGCCTTGAGCACCATTGCGGTTTTCATTTCCGGCGTGTAGCGGATGTCGCGCGCGGCGGGATAGAACGAGCGCACGAGCTGGAACACGCCGACACCGAGGCCGGTGGCATCAATACCGATGTATTCGACGTTGTATTTTTCGGTGAGTTTGCGGATGGATTCCGCCTGAGTGGCAAAGTCCATGCCTTTCCACTGGTGACGCTCAAGTATTCTGAATTTGCCACCGGCCACCACCGGCGGTGCCAGCACCACGCATCCGGCACTGTCGCCACGGTGTGACGGGTCGTAACCAATCCAGACCGGGCGGGAGCCGAACGGATTCGCGGCAAACGGCGCATAGTCTTCCCATTCTTCCAGCGTGTCGACCATGCAGCGTTGCAGCTCCTCGAACGGGAACACCGACGCCTTGTCGTCAACAAATTCACACATGAACAGGTTTTTAAAATCGTCGGCGCTGTTTTCACGTTTGAGCTGCTCAATGTCGAACAGCGTGCAGCCGCCTTTCAGGGCGTCCTCAATGGTGACAATCTGCCGCCACTGGCCGTCCGCACAGAGAAGACCTCCGGCAAGGGCGTTATGACTGACGTCGATTTCCACGCGTTCGGCGGCGCTGGCGCGTCCCCGGTTGAACAGTTCACCCGACCAGAACGGGTAGGCGTCGTGCGCCAGCGTGGACGGGGTGGAGAAATAGGTCGAGCGCAGGTGACTCTGTGAGGCCATACCTGATGCCACCTTACGCAGTACCTGAAAATTCGGGATCCAGAAAATCTCGTCGACGTACAGGTCGCCGTTATGGCTCTGTGCGGTGTTGGAGTTGGTGCCGAGAAAAATCAGTTTTGCGCCGTTATTGCCCAGGACAATCGGGTCACCGGTCAGGTCAACGTCAACCAGCCGGGCAAAGGCGATGATGTATTCGCGGAACACATACGCCTGCGTTTTACTGGCCGACAGAAAAATCTGGTTATGACCGGTTTTCAGGGCGCGCAGCAGCGCCTCGCGGGAAAAATAAAACGTCGCGCCAATCTGGCGGGATTTCAGGATATCGCGGATGCGGTGCTCAAGCCCGGCGCGATACCAGTGCAACTGATATTCGAAAGACTGCTCAAAGAAAATCTGCTCCAGCTTTTCGATGGCCTCGTCACTGAAAAAATTCTTTTTCGGTTTGCGACGCCCGCCTTTGTTGCGGTTAGCGACGTTCGGATTAAGGTCTGCCTCGTTGCCGGTCTGACTGTAGCGGTTTACCCGTGCCAGTCGTTCAATCTGGCGTCCCAGCAGGTCAATTTCCTTGAAGTCACCGCCGGTTTTCTGCGGTTTGATGATGAGCTGGGTCAGTCGCGCTTCCAGACTCATTTCGACACGGCTGATGGGGGCAACGCTGTCCCAGCCGTCGCGCTGTTTCCAGCTCTGCACCGTCGGACGTTTCATCTGCAACATGGCGGCAATCTGCGGCACGGAAAACCCCTGCCAGTACAGCAGCGCCGCCTGACGACGCGGGTCGTGTAAAAGAGTGGTGTCTGTGGTGATGGTCATGAATACCTCGCCGTGATGAATACACGGCAAGGCTACTGAGTCGCGCCCCGCGATTCGCTAAGGTGCTGTTGTGTCAGTGATAAGCCATCCGGGACTGATGGCGGAGGATGCGCATCGTCGGGAAACTGATGCCGACATGTGACTCCTCTAATCACTATTCAGGACTCCTGACAATGGCAAAAAAAGTCTCAAAATTCTTTCGTATCGGCGTTGAGGGTGACACCTGTGACGGGCGTGTCATCAGTGCGCAGGATATTCAGGAAATGGCCGAAACCTTTGACCCGCGTGTCTACGGTTGCCGCATTAACCTGGAACATCTGCGCGGCATCCTGCCTGACGGCATTTTTAAACGTTATGGCGATGTGGTCGAACTGAAGGCCGAAAAGATTGATGACGATTCGGCGCTGAAAGGCAAATGGGCGCTGTTTGCGAAAATCACCCCGACCGATGACCTTATCGCGATGAACAAGGCCGCGCAGAAGGTCTATACCTCAATGGAAATTCAGCCGAACTTTGCCAACACCGGCAAATGTTATCTGGTGGGGCTGGCCGTCACCGATGACCCGGCAAGCCTCGGCACGGAATACCTGGAATTCTGCCGCACGGCAAAACACAACCCCCTGAACCGCTTCAAATTAAGCCCTGAAAACCTGATTTCAGTGGCAACGCCTGTTGAGCTGGAATTTGAAGACCTGCCTGAAACCGTGTTCACCGCCCTGACCGAAAAGGTGAAATCCATTTTTGGCCGCAAACAGGCCAGCGATGACGCCCGTCTGAATGACGTGCATGAAGCGGTGACCGCTGTTGCTGAACATGTGCAGGAAAAACTG